GGTGTCACGGCGCCGGAATACCACAGCACGCCCGCCAACGTCGCAGCCTTGCCGACGCCAGCGAAAGTGACCGTACCCGAACCACCGGTACCAGCCGGGAAGCTGATGTTGGCAACCGGGCTGACGCTGTTGGCCGTCACCGTCCAACCGGAACCGGTACGAGCGACGCCGACCCGTGCGTAGCTGGTGTAGGTCGCCTCACTGGTGGTCTGATCACCGGCCTCTCCAGGATCAGCGGTGTGAAGAGACGCGTAGACGCTGGTCATTGGCAGCGATGCCGCGTTATCCGCCACGTTCGCAAAAGCGGTGGCGTTGAACAGCAGCAGCAGCAATGCGTTTTCGAGTGCGTTTGACTTACTCATTTATCGGCTCCTATGACCGAGCTATGCGGTTAAGCAAGGTTATCATGGACTCCCCACGGAATCCTTCGCGGACAATTTTCTCGTTCAGGGTGCGGCGCAACATCTCCACCGCTTCTGGACCTGACATGCTGATGGCCAGTAGATACGACAACGACACCCCAATGGCGTTCTTGGCACCTACCTTCATCATGTCACTGCACAGCTGCATCTGAATGTGTTCATCTTCCCCAGTCAGACGCTTCGGTGCGTTGACGTCGATTGCGACGCCGTTGAGATGGATCGGTGTTGGTTTGCCCAGAACAATCACTGCTTGGCCACCATGTAAACATTCATCAGCGTGGTACCGACATAGGTACCGGTGGTCACGACCTTGGCTCGGATCTGGTCACCGATCAGACCGCTCAAGATTGTGTTGTCAGCCAGTGCACCATCACCGGGAGTGCCAGCCGCCGCCAATGCAATCGCCGTCGTAACAGCCGACACCTTGCTGGCTGTAGACGTGGCGAATGCGAAGGAGATGATATCAATCCAGGTGGTACCCCCGTCGAGGGAGGTCTGGACATAGACCTTGGCTGCGGTGCCGCCCGATGAACCGTAGGTGAAGATGGCCTCGACCGCAACGTAATCGATGCCTGACAATCCGGTAATCGGGGTACCGTTGGTGGTAGCCGCCGTCGTAATCGCCAGAGCGTCGATTAGCTTGCGCCGAAAGCCCGGGACATCGCTATTCACAATAATTCACCCTACGCGAATGTGATGCCGCTGGCGTTCTGATTCAACGCACGGACCGCGACGATCGCCTTGTGCAACGCCGATGATCCAGCGGCCTTGGTGACCGCGACCTTGATGGTGAAGGTCTGGGAGGCTGAGTTGGCGCCGGACATAGCGCTGGCGGTGACCACCACCGAGGTGATGTCGTCCGCACCGGCAACCTTCGACTGGACGCCGCCAATCGCTGACGAAAACGTGGCAACAGCGGCCAGACCAGCGGTGCGGGTCACCACCATCTGATACTTTGCCAGCTTCGATGTCTCACCAGCACCAACCGCGCCACCGGCACCGAGGATCCCGAGTGCGTCGATCTCGAAGAATGCGGTGTTCTGGGCGTTGGGGACCGTGACGGTAATGCAGTCCGTAGCGGCGGTATCGACCATTCCGCTGATCGACTTGGTCAGCATGGTCATTGCATTGGCTGCACCGGCAGTGCCGGTACCACCAACGGTCACGGATGAACGGATCTGGATGGAGTTCTTGACGAAAAGGCGTCCGACGCTGAATCCGGAGCCCTTTGTAGTACTGTTGTTAAGTGCCACTGAAATTATCTCCTTCCCATCCGCCCACTAAGCGGCCATCCGGAGTGTGCGTGGGGATTAAGTGGGTTGCACGGTTGACTGCTCGCCCTCGTCTGGTCGAATCAGCCGCTGTCTGAGAAACTGGTTAAGCTTGGTTGGCGGAACCAGGTCTGGATTGAAAGGCGTGCCGGGGAGCAGATGCTCTCCCCGGATCACCATTGCTTTGTTGACAACGAACTTGTCCATTAGTGCCCCCTAATGGTCTGTGTTACGCTACCGCGCCGTTGAAGAAGCAACCGAGGTCGGCGCCGACCAGCTTGTTGGCCCATGCAACTTCCGCTTCGACACGGACGTTGTTGAGGCCGAGCCATGGCATCGGGATGCGGTAGGCGCTGACCGTGGTACCGATGCCACGGCTGATGCCCTTCCACATGAACTGATAGCCCGAGCACGGCTGCATGATGCCGGGATTCGGGTTGACGTAGGCGAGCAGTGCGTGCTTGCCAGCGATCATCGCGCCCGTGAAGGTGGTCGATCCCGGCGTCTTCGATGCCGTGTTCTTCACCGACTTGGAGATCAGCACCCGATCAACACCAAACACCTTCGCCAGCGTGATCTCATTGGCGATGGCCGGGTTGCCGGGACCGGCGCCGTACTTGATCAGGTCGATCACGTCGGGATGCCGGATCAGCTTCTGGTAGACCGCGAACCCGAGCACCAGCGTATTGGGCTCGAAGCCGGTCGTCTGGAGAATGTTCAGTTGCTGGACCTGAACGTCCTCGATCGGGGTCGAGGTCGGGTCATCCCAGGTTGGCGACGGCGTGATGTCGGTGGCGCCGACGCCGCCGGTCCACTTTGAGGTGGTGAAGAAGTCCGACACCCACTGAATTTCCTGCCTCAACAGCAGCTTGCGGGTGACGAACTGAACCGCATCGCGCTCCATGTTGAGCGGGATGTCGGCGTTGGCCTCGACCTGCTCGTCGATGTCCTTGTGATAGGCGTAGACCTGGCAGGTGTAGGTCGGCGTGTTGTCCAGATCGTATCCGCCACCGGCCGATTCCTGTCCGACGCCCCTCAACTGGGCATCGTCTCGGAACCAGTCGTCCTTGGTGTAGACGAAGTACCGGTCGGACTTTTTGTCCACCGGCAGCATCGGAAACACCTGACCGGAGATGAACGCTGTCTCGCTCTGAATATAGGCCACGCTGAAGTTGGTCAGCGGTCGGTCAACGTGGACCTGTGTAATGTTCGGATTCGGCATTGCTACATCGTCTCCTTAATGTGTTCCAGGTCCGCGTTTACAGAACAGTGGGTGCGCCGCAGCTGATCAACGCGTTGATGAGCGTGCCAGCGGTGGTCGCGCCCTCGATGTTGATCGCCTGACCAACGACGTACTGGGCGGCAACCGCCACCGTCGCCTGACCATCGACGCTGGTTGCGAGCAACCCGGTCGCGCCACTGATCGTGATCGAGGTGTCGGCCTGGAGCATCGTCTGCCCCTCGTACACCACTTCAACCGGGTCGCCGGTCGCCGCCACCGGAGCCTGAATGACGCCGCACGGAACGTCGGTGGTAGCCGCACACAGCACGACGGTCTTGTCGGCGCTGATCTTGACGAAGCGATACTGAGCCGTGGTCGCAGTCAAACCCGAACCGGCAATCACGCCGACCAGCTTTTTCTGCGTCCCTTCAAAGATTCCCATGTGATGATCTCCTTGTTGACGGGGCGCTTACTGCGCGTTCTCGCGGTACCGCTTCACGACCGACTGATTGGCCGGGTCCATCAGGACCGTATCGATCGCCTGCGCCTTGGTCATTGCGGCCCCGGCCTTGGCAACCAACTGAGCAGCCTTGGCTTCGATCTCGGCCCACGCGTCGCCCGACACCGTACCCGGCATCCCGGATCCGACATTGGCGAACTGCTGAGCGTCGGCCAGCTGGGCGTCGTTCGCCTTCATCATCGCCATCGTGCGCTCGAATGCCGCTGGCGAATCCGACTTCATCTTGCGGAAGATGGCGACGTCGGTGGCGAGATCGACTGCAATGTGCTTGAAGCTCTTGAGCATCGTCACCATCTCGGTGCTCTCGCGCTTCTCGACTTCGGCGGCAAGCGTGGTGTGTGCCTTGGCCAGTTCGGTGGCCAGCTCGATGTTGCGCTTCTCGATGTCGCTGAGGCGCTTGGCTACTGCGTCATCGACCGGCGCCCGTTTCGCCATGCACATCGCGCACTTGCACATCTCGTCGTCGGGGTCGTGTGCCTTGGCCATTTCATCGGGCAGACTGTCGGCGGCCTTGGTCAGTACCTCCAGCCCCTCTTTCCTCTTGGACTCGTCGGGCTCTCCGATCAGGCCCAGAGCACTTTTGATGATGTCCTTCAACTTCATTGATTTCTCCTTGGTTTGTGATGCTGACGCGATTCTACGCCGGGCCTTGGCTTTGACGTCTGCCGGAATGTCCGCTTGGTCAATACGGCCACGAGCCGCCGCCAAGTGGCCAGCATCGTGTATTGGCAGCTTGCGATGCTTTCCCTTGCTGTCGGTCCACACTGCCGCGAACGCAGAGTCGGGCAGCTTGTCGCGCTGTTCGCTGTTCAGGTTCGCCTTCTCGTAGTCGCTTTCCCAGTCGGTGGAATCGACGTGTACGGCGCCCAGACTGTCCGACTTGGCGGCGGCAGCCTTGAACAGCATGATGTGGGCGCCGTCGCCGGTCTGCTTATCGAAGTTGGCACCCCGATCCACCAGTGCCACACGCTTGATCCTGAGGTTGCGCAAGATACCGGGCTTCATTTGTGCTCCGCTCGATAATAGCGGTGGGTCGCATTGTCAGGCGAGACGCGGCTGTATACTTCGACAATCTCGTAGTTGCTATCATCGAGGTCACCCTCGAACTCAGTGGTGTCGGCGTACCAGCACGATACGTCGCCGTGCTCACCACCCGGCATTATGTCCACGACCAGTTCGTGCGCCATCTGGCGGAAGGTTGACAGATACTGCCTGCGTTCCGACCGGCCGATATGGGTGAACACTGACAGGCAACAAACGGTGTCGAAGGTCCCCTTGAGGTCGTATGGGCCATCGATCAGGTACACATTCAGACCCCGATGCTGGCAATACGAGATGGCGTCGATGGCGATATCAACCCCGGTATAGTCAAGGCACATCGATGACAGGCGGCCGGTACCGCAACCGACGTCCAGCACCCGGTACAGGGCCGGGATGCCCAGATTGTCAAACACATCCCGGAGGTCGCTGCAGTCCATCACCGAGGCCGCGCCGGTTATCATTGGCACATTATCCACGCCTCGATTCCAGTACCGGGCGTGGTTCACAACTCTTCCCTGTCCGCCTCGCCAGCAATGGAGAACATTTGCAGTTCGCCCGACTTGACCTTGGCGTAAGTGCCCTCATCCAGTTTGTACCCCACCCACCACCGGCAAGGGAACAAGCGCTTAAGCACCATCAGGTCGGCCTGGTTGATTTCGCCGGTTGCTGGGTCAGTGGCGAACTTCTCCAGCTTCTCGGGCGTAAACAGCATCGATTCCACGATGGTACCGACCGGGCCACCTGCGTGCATCTCGTCGGCTTCGCGCGACTTCAGCACATATTCGTACGCCGCATCTTCCAGTTCCTTGGGCGGGATGGAGTCGGCTTGCAGATCGAAGAACTCTACGCCACCGGCTCCAGTGGAGGTGGATTTGGACACGCTCACGTTGGCGAATCCGAAC